TAGTTTTCTTGCATTATGATTATAAGAACATTGTTTCCAAAGATGACCACCAAATTTAGATTTTACAAATGCCTCAGCGTCAGCATGATAATTACCACCATTAGCATCCACATCTTCGTTGCTTATAACAATAACTCTTAAAACTATATTATTTTCATCTAATTCTGCAAAATGTGCCATATTACCACCTACTTGATTTTACACATACATATTGTTCTTTCATATTATATATTCCACTATTTGCACTTGAACCTGCAACATCTTCAATTACAATAACTGTTCCTGAACCACCAGCTCTTCCTCTAAAATCTGCTGGGAACGGAGGGGAACCAGGGTATCCACCTGCACCTCCACCACCACCAGTATTAGCAGTTCCTGTTGTAGCCGCACCTGGATGACAACTAGCACAGGCAACACTAGGTATGCCTACTTGTCCATTACCGCCACCACCTTGTGCCGGTTTTCCTACATGGGATGCTTGGTCAGTAAGTGGAAGCATTAGTGAATGTGGGTTAGACGGATGAGCAGGGCTAACTCCAGAACCTCCACCTCCAACAAATCCACAATCCCCTATACAAGTTGGAACACCTAATGGTGTTAAATCTCTACCTCTGCCTCCTTTAGCCTGTTCACCACCGCCAAGGCCACCACGGCCGTGACCAGTATTATCAGCACCACCGCCAGCACCAGAATTCGCTGGATTTTTAGATGAACCGCCAGGACTTCCCTCATAAGTAGGTGAACATCCCCCATAAGCACCTGGGTGTTTTCCTTTTCCACCTTGAGCAGGGTTACATCCACCAGCACCGCCACCAGAACCATGAGTTCCACCAGCGATTGGGGATACAGGACTACAATTTTGTCCACCACCACCCATTCCGCCTTGAGCAGTTAAAGGTGTTGCCGAACCAAATGTAGTATCAGTACCATGATTTCCTATAGGACCTTGACCAGGGGTATCTGCACCACCCCCGCCTATTGTTACGGGAACGGCACTAGCAGGTAATGGATGACAAGCGACTACTAATACGCCACCAGCACCTCCACCACCAACAGAACCACCACCGCCTCCAGCGACAACGACAACAGTAGCCGTAGCAGATGTTCTATTAAAACAACCACTAGAATTTATTTGTGTTACTTGTTTAGATGGTGAAGGTGTATTATCAGCACCTATTATTCCACCATATGCACCTGTTATAGGCATGCTATATTCTCCTAATTATTAAGCGTCATCTAATATTTCGTATGACACAAATAAGTCTAAATCACTAGCCGCACTTGCACCGCCTTTTAGTATATCACCTTCCATTAAATAGATAGGTGTATCTAAAACTACAAGAGTAGTATCTGCTGGAACAGTTACAGTTTTTGCAAGATAAACTGTAGCGTCTGCACCTGTTGTAGTAACTCCTGAAGCACCTGAACCTAAACCATCTATGAACAAGTCTAAGTTAGCAGAATTTGTTCCGTCAACATTAGCACAAGTAATACGATTAATTTTTACAAGTTTATCAGAATCAACAGTTATTAATGTAGCTGTCAATGTGTTAGACAAGTTAAATCCAGCATTACCACCTAGGATTGATGATACACTTACGATATTGGGGTTTGCCATAATTTATTTCCTCTAAATTTGAAATCTTTTCTTATATTTATACATCTGAATCAGTATCAGAATCATAATTTTTACTATCTGTAAAGTTTTCAATTGTTGTTGTAAACCCAAAATCATCATCAAAATCTGCTGTGGTTGGGTTTGGTTGTACAGTAATTCTTTCTTCTCTTGATTTATTTGTTGTATCAGTATCAGAGTACATATCAACTTGCACAGTTTTGATAGTTTTTTGAGTTTGGTCTGGACCAAATAGATATGTTTTTGCTGTAAAATTCATTGTGTAAATTACAGCTCTTCTTGTAGTAAAACTACCATCATAACTATCTTCATAATTGATACTATTTAATACAATTGGCACATCTCGTTTTATATCTAAATCTGGTATAATATTTACAGTTACAGTATAATCAGGTTGAAAAAACGGAACAATTTGTTCTACGATTTGTAGACCACCTTCAGCAGTAGCTGTAAATGCATATAAACTATAATTAATATTATATGGCACAGGAGTATAATTAAAATTTAAAACCTTGCCATCTATATTTTGTTTTGCTGTTCTATATTTTTGTACCCTTGTTAATTTTCTAGAACCGTCATAAGATAGACCTGTTATTTCAAAACCTAATCTAGGTAAAGTTACTGCAAATTCTCTATCATTTAAACTTGCTTGTCCATCTAATCTTGTTAAAAACTTTTCTTTTGGTGCATACGCTAATGGCACTTTAAGTGTTTGTATAACATTGTCGCTTGAATCTTTCCTTTTAATTTGTATATTATTAAAAATTTGACCAAACGCAATAGTCATTTTTCTTAAAGTCTGATTATATGAATATCTACCAAACATTTTTATCCACCAAAGTCTACTTCACCAAATGGATTTCTTTCAGTAAAGTCTAGTATGTCATCACTTACAGACGCTGTATCAAAACCTGCCTCATTATCTAAATCTATATTATCAGCGTAAGGTGATTGAGTTTGTATTTCGTATGTTTCAAGTAAGAAGTAATTACTTTCACCACTTGCACTATCATTTTCTAATAACAATGAACCTTCTTCAGCTTCAAGTGTCATTTGATGATTTAACATATCAAGTGAGTATTTGTCCTCAGCGGCGTCTATATCAGAAACGCCAGTATCTAATCTCTCAGATGAGTATTCAAATCTAGTTACTCTTAGTTTGTAAACAGGTAAGTTTCCTAATTGAAAGAATGGTTCTTGGTCTTCAACAAATTGAATTTCAAAAAAACTATTCATTAGAGGGAAATAAATTAAATCACCCTCGTTAGGTCTATCATTTTTAATTAGCGTAGCAGGGTCTTCTACTAAATCATTCCATCTTCGTTTAGAAACTGTAAAGGTAGAATCTTCTCTTATTTCTAAACCAAATTTAGATATTAATTCTTGTTCGCCACCAAAACCTTCGGTTGTATCCATGTACATTTCACACAGATAAGCTGCGTTAAATTTACTTGCAACATCTTCACCAAGAATTAAATCTCGGTTAACTAATGTTCTAGGTAAATAGTAGACATCATGTCCATAGATTTTTAGACCCTCTAGTATTAAGTTTTCAAAGAGTTTCTTTTCTTCTGATGAACCTATGCCGTCGCCACCTTGAAAGTAATGATTAACAGGCATATTAGTTACCCTCTAATTAGGTGAGGAGGTTCCTCCCAATTCATTCGTATTTCTCTTTCTAAATTTTCAAGTTCAGTTTGAGCTTGTTGCATAATTTCCATACCGTTTAGTGATACACCACCAATCATAGTAACACCAGCAAATTTAGATAAGTTAGCACCCCATTGTTGCTTAAATTTTTGAGTAACATATCTTTTTAACCATAAATCATTAAAGACATCCGAATATGTAGCTGGGTCTAATTTACGATAACACTCAATAATTAAATATTCATCTTCTGATAAATCGTTTGCCCAATCCATATCAACATATAATCTATTATCGTGTTGTTGATATCTAATTGGTTTTTCACCAACTAAAATGTGGTCTAGAAAATCTAAATGTCTTAAAACTATATCATAGTTAATAATTGATGTTGATGAAAAGTCATATAAATCGTTTAATCTTAATTGGTATCTTACATCAAATAAGTTAAGATTACCTTTATCTGAAAATGGGAAAATATTGACAACACTTATCACCGTACTCGGCATGACTAGATAATTGTCTTGTTCAAAGAATGTAGTAGTAACATCACTTTCAGACAAATCCGTGGCTGATTCCGTACTCCTGGTTGCGTTTTTTAGTCTAGTCTTATCATCGGATGTTAGTTTGTATTTTAAATATGTTCTACGAATACCATCTCCGTGATATTGTGAAAAATACTGCAATGATTCATCTAGTCTATCTTCAAGCTGGTCATCATCAACATTGATTTCAATGACTGGTTTCCCTAATGCTCTAAGAGCATATTGTTTTAATGTTTCTCTTGTGTTTGGATTTGCCATCTTAAATTCCTCTATTTCTACTATTTATAATCATACGGAGTAGTAAGGCAATTTATAATTAGTGCCACCGATACTGATTGTTATAAATCCTACAGGCGTATCTAGACTTTCAGTTTCAAAGGTTCTAGACCCTAAATTTGATGTAATACTTGTAGAACCAGATGTAACAGTACCCTCTAGTGCTATTGTACCTGTTGCATTTGGTAAAGTAGCTGTTCTATCAGCGTCTAAACTATCAGCCGCCTTTAGTGTTAATTCGTGAGCGTCTGCACCATCACCCTCAAATCTAAGTGTATTACCTGTATTTAAAAATAATCCATCATGTTTAAATCTTGCAACAATTTCTTGTGAACCACCTGTAATCATAGCTATTTCAATTAAACCTCTTTCATTACCATCAGAGGCGTCATCTATTTTACCAGAAATTTTTGCATAATTTACTTCTTGGTCATTATCATTTTCGCCTTTAAATTTTATTTGACCTAGATAATCAGCGTCTGCTGGTGATGATGAATTTCTTTTTAATGTTACTACAGGAGCTGCACTACTAGAATTTTCAGTTGTTGTAATTAAAAAACTATCGCCTGTTGTAGTAGTAGTTAAACTTAAAGTTCCTGTTGTAGATATATTGCCTGTGCCTGTAATATTATTTGAATTTAAATCTAAATTACCACCTAATTGAGGTGATGTATCTTCACTCACATTTTCTAAATAAGAACCTAAATCTGATATGTTAGATTCTGTAATTGTTATTGTATTACTAGCACTATTAATGGTTTTGTTAGTTAAAGTTTTAGTGTTATCAGTAGAAATAATATCACTACCACCTAATGTAGCAGTTGTAGCCTCTAAGTTTGCAACAAGTGTACCTGTTGTGATAGATAAATCTCCTGTAGAGGCGCCTGTAAAAGTTCCTGTACCAACAATAAATTTATCTGCGCTCTCATCAAAACCTATAAATGCATTATTAGAATCTCCTCTTTCAATTACAATGCCAGTATCACCAGAAGGAGTACCTGTAACACCATTTGCTAATTCTAATAGTTTATCACTTACTACTGTATTTGTGGTGTCTATCGTTGTCGTAGTTCCACTTACAGTTAAATTACCTGCAATAGTTACATTATTTGGTAACCCAATTGTTATGGTATCACCACTTACAGAAGTATCTACCTCATTAGAAGTTCCTTGAATTTTTAAAGTTTCACCTAATGATATTGTTGTTGATGTTGATGAATCATCTACAAGTGTAAATCCTGAATTTGAAAGTTTACTGTTTGCAATTGAACCTGCTAATTGAGCATTTGTAATTGTGCCTGATAAAGAACTAGTAGGATAATTTGTACCGTCAGACAAATCAAAAGCTGGTGTTGAATCAGAACCACCTAGACTTAATTCAACACCACCAAAAGAAACTGTTGAGTTTGCTAATTCAGCATTTGCAACACCACCATTTTTGATAGTAACTGCACCACTTGATACGGCAAAATTATCACTACTAAAACTTGCTACACCCTTATTGGAAGTGCTAGCGTCTTCAGCTGCTATTGTTAGGACATCACCTGAAATTGATGTATCAATACCTTCTCCACCTGTAAATGTAAGTGAATCAGTATCTAAATTTAATGTAACGGTTGATGAAGAATCATCAACGATTGTAAATGTACCACCACCACTTGAAGCATTTGCCACTTCAATTATATCACTACCTACTCTTGTATAGATTTTTTTATCGGTAGTATTTACGGCTGTTTCGCCATCAGCAATTTCTGATGTCGTTGGTATATCTGAGGCTGTAGTAAATTTTTTGAGTTTTATGGATAATGGCATTAAGTAACGGTGCCTCCATCCACATTTGTAGTAAATTCAAATTTACCTGTGGATGAATTATACACCATTATAGTATCATCAGCCAGACCTGAATCATCCACATCTGATAAATCTACAAGATTAGAAGCACCACTACTTGAAGTAGTAAACTCTAATTTATTTGTAGATGAATTGTAAGATAATACTTTACCGTTTCCTATTGAGCTTGTATCTACATCATCTAAGTTTAATAAATTCACTTCACCGCCACCGCCAATAGACGCCATTTGTTTAATGACCATTTCTTTGAAGTGTCTAAATTCTTCTTTTATTTTATCTAATTCAGAAGGTTGTTCTGTAACAATTTGAGGCGCCATATGACCTGGACTATTTTTAGTAAAGTTAGACATTGCCTGTGCCAATAATTGTGGACCAGACATTTCTTCTTGTACTTCCTCAATTGTTTTTTCTTCAATAGGTGGTTGTATTATTTCTTTTGGTTTTTGAATTTCTTGTTCAAGAGCATTTTCAAAACTAGATAGTCTATTGAAAAAGCTCTCTAACTCTAAATGCATTTTAGTTTCTTCGGGTTTTGGTGCCGATAAAGTGTCAGCTAGAGTTTGGGGTTTTAATGTTCTTTTGGCGTGTCCTAATACACCAAAAAATTCTGATAAATCTGACAACTCAACATTTACTTGTGGTTGTAGTTTTTTTTGTTGTTCTTCTTGTCTTGCCTTTTCTTCAGCTACTTTTTTTTGTTCTACGGCAACACTATTAAAAAATTCTTGTAATTCATTCATTATATCTTAGTAGCCTCAGGATGAACAGTTATAATTCCATAGTGTACTTTTTCTATGGTTGAATCTGCTAAAATTAATTCTACATCATAAACATATCGTCCTGATGTAATTGATGCTGTGGTTGAATTTGATAATACTAATTTGTAGATACCACTTGAACCTGTAACTACTGTAGCTGTAAATGTAGCAGTAGCAGATGAAGAATCATAAGACTTTCTCATTTGTGCTTGAAGTGTTAAATTTGATATATCGTAAGCTGTTGAACCATCAGTAGTAACTGTAAAGTTTTTACTAAAGTCTGCACCTTGGTCAATAGAAAAGTTTTCTGCTGTCTTTTGTGTAACTGCCATAATTCTCCCTCTTTACACTATTTATGCGTTATTGGCTTGCCAATTGTAAAAATGTGTAACGCAATATCTACCTTGTCCAAATGGTATTTTCTTGTTGGAACTCACCTTAGTTACTTGATGGTTTAAATAACTTGGAAAAAACAACATTCTATTTGATACACACTCTATGGTTTGTTTAGCTGGCACAAGTTTTAAATCTCCACCTTTAAATTGTTTAGGTTCTTTAAACAACCATATTAAACAAGTAAATTGAACAGCGTCTGTATGAGATTTATAGTATTTACCTGTGTCATAATAACTTACCATTGTGCTATCAGTATTTGTACCGAAAAAATTTTCAGCGTGTAAAGGCATAGCTGTTGATATTATTTTTTTAAATTGTTTTGACCTCTGTTTATATAAACAATGATGAATCATAGATAATTTAAATCCTTCGTTTGTATAGAAGTTATTTAAGTAAAATCTAAAAGCATTTGATAAAGCTTTACCTTTTTTATCGTGTGCTACATCTGTTGTTTTATGAGCTTGTTTAATTATATAATTTCTTCTGTTGTTATATAACTCTATTTCTTGCCATATTAATTCTAATTCAGTTTTAGTATACCAATTATCAATAACAATATGAGGTGTAGCCAAAACATCATCATATGTTCTAATGAACCAGTCTTGTTTAATTTTATCAATTACAATTTTATTTGTATTCTTTGATACCTTTTTTGTAGTCATAATATTTTTCACCTAATTTCAATGTTACATCTTGTCTTCGTTTACCCATAAACAATAAAGTGTAGCAAGTTTTATCACAATGCACTTTGTGATGTTCATCAACACTTACATAATTAAACCAATCACTAAATCTTTTGTATTGTAAACCATATTTATATACAGTTTCGGAGTATCTTCCCCATAATAGAATTGAAAAAAAATTACCTTCGTGATTATGTGGTATTTGTTCTACTGGTAAAATTTTAGAAAGAAAAATTGTAAACCACGGTGTCCAAATTCCCCACCTGTACATAATTGGGTGACCTAGTCTGTTAATAATATGAGATGACCCTATACCGAAATTAGAGGTCTTTGAGTTTGACATGGTCGTAGTTTCCCGAGCCATCATTTTTTGGCACTTTAACATATTCTTTAAGGTCTGCCTTATTGACTTCTTGAGCTACTAAATTTCCATGAAGGTCATATTTTGGTACAACAATTTCTGTATCACCTAAATTTGTCAATTCACTTGCAAAATCAGCGGTGTATTCTGTGAAAACCTCTGTATTTCCCCACACTTGATACCTCTCTAGATGTGCAAATAAAGTAACTGATACTAATCGTTTATTTGAATCAAATTGAAATTTATAAGAATCATCTCTATGAAGTTTTTTACCTTTTGTGATAGGCATTGTAGGTGCCGAACTATCAACTGTGTCTAGAGAATTTGCCCAATTCCATACATCATCAGCGTCGCCTGTTACATAAATTGCTTGAGTATTTTGCAACTCAAAATTAGAATTTGCCATATCAGTAATATACATAACATTAATACCTGAACCTAAAGGTACAACAGGCATTGCTTGACCATCTTTGTAAAATATTTCTATTGTTTTTGTCGCTGTATCTAAATCATAGATATATCTCATAAAGTCTTTTTCAATTAAAATACTGTTTTGAATCTTACTACTATCTTTCCAATCTTGTTCGCAAGAACATTGATGAAATGTAATGACATTATTTTCCATGTCAACACCCCATATATTTACAGGAAATGGGAATGTTTCATCTGTAAAAACATCTGTAACCTGTTGTTTAACTTTTACAGTTTCATCATCATCACTGCCAGCCCAATATACTCTATTGACTACTTTTTTGTTATCTATGAATACTCTGTATAAAAACATTTTTTAATCCTCTTACCTATTTATGATACTGCGCCTTGAACATTTGAACATCCATCTTCCCATATTAAAGTATTGCTGTTTAATTGTATTGCTTTTCCAGCCGCACCACCAGTACCACCGGCTGCGTTACCTGGAGTAGCAGCATCCCCATTCTGTCCTGCTTGTCCAAATCCTCCTCCATTTCCACCTTCACCTGCTTCAGATTGTGGAGCGCCGCCACCGGCTCCGCCACCACTTATACTTCCTGCTTGTCCAGGTTGTCCATTTGTACTATTTCCGCCAGACGGAGATTCACCTCCAACTGCACCTGCAGCTCCACCAGATTGGCCTGCGCCACCGCCTCCGCCACCACCTGAATGGTCATCTACTCTTGTACCACCTTTAACAGGAACGACTTCTTGGTGTCCGCCACCGCCAGCGCCACCGCCTCCGCCGCCACGGATATTACCACCATTATTTTGTATTGTTGTTGCAAATCCTAAATTTAAAGCATGACCAGCGGCTGAACCATTTGCTCCAACGCCGGCGTTTGAAGCACCACCTTGCCCAGCGGCTCCACCAGCACCAACAATTTGACTATTATTAATAATCTTAATTGTATCACCTGCTGTCCATTGATTACCTGTGTCTATGGCGTATTGACCTGTTCCAGCAGAACCTACGATTGCTTGAACAGTTAAAGTTACATCTGATTTGCCGGCAACATAACATCCACCTCTATTTGAATAGATGTTATAATTTTGTGTTGTACCACTTATTGTGAGATTAATTGTTTTGCGTGTGATTCTGTTTGCACCGCCATCACCACCAGAGCCACCTAATCCTAATACACTATATCCAAAATTTCTAGACATTCATTAATCTCCTTAATCATCCGACAAAGCGTCATTAGTATAGAATAGTTTTATTCCTAATAGTCTGGCATCCCCCGATTGGTCATCTGCTGATACATCTCTCATAATTTGAAAGAATACTAATTCATCCGTGCTTGGTGAACCTGCAATGGTGACAGCACCACTTTCAGCAGATACATCTAAATCACCTGATGTACCACTATGAGCTTTTGCTGTTGCAACAACTCTTGTACCAAAAGCAGTATTAATATCTCCGTTATCTGCAAAAGCAACACCCGCTAATCCCCAAGCAGTAGTACCTGTGTTTGTACCAGATACGGTAAAGAATGCTTGGAAAGTAACTGTGCCTTCGTTCCATGATTTTGGAAATGCAACAGTAAATTGTGCGTGTTCATCCGATGAAGGGTCAAAATCTAAACACTTCAATTCGGGTCCGTTTGATAATTCTACTTGTGCTAATTCAGCACAACCATTTGTACTTTCAGGATACATAGCGGCTGCCGGTATCCAAATAGATTGTTTACCAACTAAACCTGTTCCTGCTGTACCATTTAGTGTAAGAGTAGCACCTGAATCTACAACAACCGAAGAACCTGATAATGCATTAAAACTATTTGCTGTAAACCTAAAGTCATCTGCACCAGCAATTTCAATATCTATTTGGTCATCTGTATCTGCGTGAATACTAGTATCGCCATCTGTGTCTAATATTAATTTACTACCATTCATATCACCGCCACCAGTAAATGAATGAGAACCTACGGCAATTACTTCAATGATATCATCATCTTCAACGCCTGAATCTAATACAACACTTGTACCATTAGTAGCAGTATATTCTGATTCAGCAAGTTTTACACCATTATAATATACATCTATAAGACCGACTGTATATGATAATGCTGTACTATCATCAGCAGTAGTAAAAGTGGTTTGTCCTGTATCACCACTAAACTTAAATACTGTTTTTTGTAATCCTTTTGATAAATCTCTTGCTCTTGTCATTCTATATTCTCACTATGGTTTTGGATACTTATCTTTAACTGATTTGACAGCTTTGTGCCATTCGCCAGTTGTATCTAATTTATTATTTGTCATATCATGATATAATTTATCAAGTTGTTCTGTTAAAGTTGGATATTCAGATTGTCTGTTATCCTGGTATTCTGTTTCAGATAATTTAGCAGTTACTAATGATTCATCAATAGTTACTTCATTATCATTTTCATCATAACACCTTTCATTTTCACCATCACCACGAATGGTTTTTACTGTGTTGTGTGTTTTATATATAGCGTCATGTCTTAACATTATCCTGCAAACTCCATTACTGTTAAATTAACTTCTACTGAACTTTGGTTAAAATATGCTGTGCTTGAACCATTAGTAGATTTAAAGTATGGTTCAAATACTAATTCACTTGTTGTGTTAGCGTCATAAAATGTGCAAGTTGATTGCATACCTTTTTGTTCAGCTGTACCCACAAGTCCATTTCTAATTAAACCTTTTGTGTTTGAATTATTTATCGCACCTGCACCAGCGCCACCAACATTTACATAATGAATTATATGAATTTCTGTTTGCTCATTATTTGGAAACACATTACCACCACTTGTTATCATTAAGAATTTTGAATCTGCTGTTTGTGGTGTAATTGTTACTTGTAAACCTGTAGCTGTAAAACTTGTGTTTGTGGTTGAAATTGTACTTGTTGAAGTTGCAACAGTAACACCTAAACAAACTCCAGTAGTAACAGAAGTTAATAAATTTCCTGTTTCAGCCGGCAAAGAAATCGTATTAGTTCCAGCAGCTGCTGGCGCTGATATGGTTAACTCACCTGAACTTGAACCTTTTAATTTAATTGTACTCATTAATCTGCTTCCTGTATTGTATTACCCTCAGCAACCCATTCTTGAAGTTCTTGGTAATGTCTGTTGTTTACATTTATTGGTACAAATAATGTTTGATTATCTGTAACAACTTTTACTACTTTATCTTCACTATCAAATTGTAAATATTGTGCTGATGTAATATTCATTTATAACTCCGAATCAAAATCCATATATGCATCCGTGCTACTATTTCTAAACTGAGCAGGTCTAGTTGTTGTTACACTTTCATTATGAACACCTATTACATAAATTACTGAAACAAAACTTTCTATGGTATTCACACTATCTAAGGTTACACTAGCGCTACCGTCATTCAATTGTATATCAGAAAATGTAATGCTAGGGTCATCTCTCATGGTTGTGCTTACAGGAACATTCATTAACATTTGAGTGCTTGAATGAACTATACCACTCCCAAATCTTCTACCACTACCACCAAATCCATCTATTCTCATGTAGTACCTCTGACATCTAGCTAAACTTGTTTCTACATCTTCAAACTGAAATGGTGGTAAGTTGTTTACATCATAAGTTCCTACCTCCCATTGAACACCTGTAATCAACACTTCATTATCCGTGCTGTCGCCAAGTCCTAAGTCTGTTCCTACAAATCTATTGGCATCCACACGACTAGCCCATGTACTTGGTAATGTGCCTGATGTAAAATCTGAACCTGAATCAAATGCCCATGAAACCATAATTGACCTAGCACTTGTGTTTGCTAATGCACCTGATGTATCAGCAGGAAAATTACATACAACTTTTTCCCAAGTATTAGCAGATGAAATAGTTTTCAATACTGCAACATGGCGGTCATTAGTTCTATCCCACAACTCAACAACATAGTCTCCTGTTTTGTTACATTTAATCCAATATGCAAGTGTTGATGTTTTTGCATCCGATGTGCCTTTTTCTAATATCTGTAAGTTTTGACCTTCAGTTTGAAAAGATAGATAAAAGTTATCTGCAGCTGCTGGACTTGCGTCCGCTGTTGTACAGTCTATTTTTAAAGAGCTTGCAAAACCTAATCCATCAGGTGTATCTGTAGATTGAGTAAATGACCATGTGCCTAAATTAATCATGTTAATAAAATATCTATCAATGTTTATATATTGACCTGCTGTGATTCCTGTTTGGTCTCCTCTTTGTGCAATTTGCATATCACCATTTATAACTAATGGAGTAGCAGTCTTTCTATCTAAAGCTACTGTGTTATCTGATACTGTACCATGTAAAGTTAGTGCCATTAATTATTCTCCTGGTTTGGTTGGAAAGGTTACTGCATTTATTTCGTCAACTGTAGTCAAACCATTTGTTATATCTCTTAGCGACTGTCTGTATGTTGTCATTTCAGATGACATA